ACCTAATGCCAATGAAGGGAGATTAGCCGACTGACATGTAAATGCAACGCTTGGTAGGTTTTTAATTGTAAACCTGAAGGCGTTCGGTCTAAGAAAATTAGTAACGGGTGTAGTAGTAATGCTACTAACTTCATTTAATACTGTTGAAAGATTTGCTGTAAACATTATTGTTCCTTTACAATATTTATAACGAAAAAAAGGGAGCTGTTTAGGCTCCCTTTTAACCCGTTGCCGGGATCCGTTCTTATCGACGGCTTTAGATTACATCAAGTTTGTAACCTTGGTACGACGATAGTATTGGTTACGGTTAGCTGTAAAGGTCGATGCATCAGCAGCGCCAGAAGCAGAAGTTGTAACGTATGGGTTAGCAATCATACCGTAACGAGTCTTGAAGCCGATTTTTGGCTGGAAGCTGTTAGGATCAACTGCGCGAACCATTTGCAATGGAACGTAAGGGCAGTAGAAAATACCTGCGTCATAAGGTGAAGTACCTTTGTAACCAACAACGTAGAACTGGTTAGCAGAACCGAGGTTGGCAGAATATGGATCAACATAAACTTTGAAACGACCATTCAACACACCAGCGAATGTGTTACCAGTGTCATCAACGTTCAAGTTTGTAGACAATGCAGGAGTGTAATCCAACACACCGGCCATGGCCAATGCGGAAGCTACGTCAGCAGAGCAAACAATGAAGTTACCTTTACCGCGACGAGTGTCTTGGCCAATGTGGTTAGCGTCACGCTCGATGTTGAACAACAAGCCTTTGAAACGCTCAACAGACCAACGACCGTTGGAGTCAACGTCAAGGTTGAAAGTACCGGCAGTAGCAGTAGCAGGTGAACCGGCTTTAGCAACTGTATAGATAGTACGAACAACTTCGCGGTTAATTTCAAACATAATTTCTTGTGAAAGAATGTTAGACAATTCAGATTCAGCATCCAAACCATGAACTGCTTTCAAGTCTTGAGCAAGTTCAAGAGTGTATTCAGCTTTCAATGCGCGAGACTGAGCTGTAACAGTAGTCTTGTCAATGGAGAAGCCCATTTGACCGAAGGCGTTAGATGCAGAGTCACCCAAGGCTTCAGCCTGTGCAGTTGTCATACCCTTACCGGTAGTATATGTACCAGTAGGATCTGTACCTGAGTGAGTACCGTTCAATGGGGTACCATCAGCAGCAAGAGCAGATGTGTATGAAGAAGAAGAGAATTGTGTATTCGCTTCGTTAAACAACGCTTCAGTGCCGTTAGCAACAGTACGTGTGTTACCGTATACGGAACGCATAGCGAAGATCAAGCCTGTTGGGCCAGTCATAGGCTGAACGCCGCAGATGTCATAAGCCATCAAGTTAGGCATTGCACGGCGTACGAGACCGATCATGATCGGGTCATACTTAGCAACACCAGTAGTGCCGTCACCGATACTGTTAGCAGGAGCCAACTCGTTCAGCATCTGGCGCTCTTCGTGAAGAGCTTTCTCTTGGTTCTCTAAAAGAATGGCTGTAACAGTCTTCTTGTAGTTGTCTTTGATCTCAGGAAGATCGGCGTGCTCGAGAATGGCACCCCACTTCTTTTGGATATTTTCTGATAGGTACATTACCTGTTCTCCTTCTGTTGGGAATTGTTATTTATTTATAATTTAACGAGTTTTGATAGTTCTTGAGAGAGTATCAACGTATCTGGACATCATGCTGTTGCTATCAATGAATGCGGAAGGATTAGTTCCACTTTCTTCGACGAGCATCTTTTCAGGAGATTGTTTAGATGTCTTGGGGAAGTAATTTTCCTTAATGACAGATACTTTCTCGCGATACAGATCCTCTGAATCAAAGTCTACACCCTCAATTAATTTCTTTAGCTTTTCAGCCTCAGTTGCGGCAAGATCCTTTGTCTGCTCATCCAAGATTGCTGATGCTTTAAGAGCATTCAATTCCTTGGCAAGCTCAATGCTTTGTGTAATTGACTCATCTAGTTCAGACTGTAAGCTTTCTGACTTGGCTTGCATCTCTTCTAGAACGTCGTATTTTTCTTCCGGCACTTCGATAAAGTGCTCTTTGAACAATGTCTTCATGCCTTGGATAAAGTCTTCAGCAATCTCAGTTCTCAAGCCGGACTCTATTGCCAACTCGTTCTCTTCCATATACTGCTCTACAACATAGTTCAAATAACCATCAACCTTCTCAACCAGATCTTCTTTGAACTCTACCAATTGAGTGGCTGTTTGCTCTTCCAGTCTTGAAGTAACCATCTCCATCTCGTTATTAACACGAGCAATGACGGCGGCTTCGAAAATAGAAGTAGCTTTTGTTCTGAATTCTTCGGATAAATCTTCACCAAAGATAGAGTCTAGTTGAGCTTTAATATCAACTGTTTCTTCTTCAGCAATAGTATCTCCATCTTCTTCTGTCTCTTCCATTGCCTGAGTCTTTACAGACTTAGCATCACCCTTCATGGGCAAAGGATTAACTTCTTTAGAAGCCTTGGCAGCAGCACTGTTTTTACCAGTAGCATCCATTACCTCTTCCATGTCTGCATCTTTCGATGAGCCTTGTCTGGGCATAGATGTATCACCTTGGCCAGAACCTTGACCGGCTTTGGAAGTATCTTTTGCTGTATTTACAGTGGGCTTGCCATCTGCAACTACTGTCTCTGAAGCTTCATCTAATGTTGCTTCAGCCAATTGTCCAGCTCCGTTTGCACGTTCTAGCAATTGCTTGATTTTGTTCTCTACTGACATCCTTGGTCTCCTAAGAGTATATTTAACGTTTATATTTATATAAATTAATTACTTGATAGTTCGTAAGAACTGTTCAAATACTTGTAATTTCACTTTATTTAGGTCTGCTTTAGATGCCTTCCTAATTGTATTCTGTGCCTGCTCAATCTGTATTGCTTTCCAAACACCGTTTTCCAAAATCCAATCAGCTGATTCCATAATGCCTTGAACGAAGGCATCAGGGGCAGAAGGATCAGCAACAATATCAACTGTGGCAAGGTGGAAGTCATCTTGAACTTCATTTATGCCTTCTTTGTTCAACTTAACAGATCCTAAACCTCTAGAAGATACACCTAGTCTAACACCTTCTTCAATAAAGTTCTTAGCAATCTTACCCATTGGGGTATCCAAGATTTTAGCTCTACCGTGAATATCATTACCTTCAAACTTAAGCCCGGTGATCATATGTGAAACCTGGTTAAGATTAATAGAAGGGTTAGGAGGATGTCCCAGTTCACCCAAGGAACGCTTTTCATTAATTAGTTCTTGGTATTTTTGAACTTCACGCTCCATAATACCTTTACCATACATACGTCCGTTGCGGTTTGGTTTTTCCGCTTGCATGAAGATACCTTCGATGTAAACAGATTTTGTACCGTCTTCTTTTTTTTCTGTCAGGAATTTTACATCCTGATTCATTTCTGTAATGAGTTTCATTAACGATCCCTATCTTCTAGAATTTGACGATCAGGATCATTAAAGCCTGCACCTTTGGTGAATACTAAAATAATTGAGCTGTTTCCTGAACCGGTATGTACGGTAACGTTAGCATGGGCTTGTTCATCCAATACCACCCCTAGGTCTCTAGATAAATTTACTGAGGCTTGTCCTGAACTCATTGTAAATACTACGTTCCCGTTTCTTATAATATTGGCATGACTTGTAACATCATACACAATATCAGAAATAGTCCAAAACAAATTACCTGCTGAGTTTAAGGGAATAGTTTGATCTGCATACTTAATATCTGTATAGGTAATGGTATTGTTTCCAATACCGTCAGAAACCACCTTAGCAGCGGCCTGTCGTCTGGTATTTTTAAGAATGTATTTTGTAATTGCCATTTTTACTCTTCTTTATTTGCTTGCATGTAATCTCTTACAGTACTAATATAATCGGCACTCAAAGTAATTTTACTCTGAACCCATTCAGCCATATTGGTATCATCTTCTAACATATCATGAACGGTTTGTGCATTAGCAATAATAGATCTCAATTGAGATTTAGCCATATCACCTTCGTAGTCATACTCGCGAGGATCTTTTGCTTCAGCTACTTTCTTAGCTGTCTTAGTTGCAATAGCCATCTTCATACCCATGGGCATACCAGGGTTATCTTTTTCAATAGCTTTAGCAACCTCTTCCCGCTTTTTCATTTCAGCGGGTGTAAGAGTTTTTTCTACTAACTTATT